GCTTGAAGCCCTACAGCAGTATTATAACTTCCAGTTGTATTATCGCTTAAAGCTAAAGCACCTAAACCAGTATTACCTGTTCCAGTTGAATTTACCTCCAAAGCATCATATCCCACACCAGTGTTGTTATCTGCGGTTGTGTTTGAATATAATGCCTGATGTCCAACGGCTGTATTTTGTGCTCCCGTTGTGTTGGTAACTAAAGCTTGATAACCGAACGCATTATTTAACTGTCCAGTAGTATTTGCCCCTAAAGCCATATATCCAACGGCTGCATTAAAACCAGCAGTTGTATTAGAAGATAAAGCACCTGATCCAATTCCAATATTACTATTTCCTGTATTTTGTCTTAAAGGTGGTTGTGCCGAACCATCATAAGCACCTACAGCCGTACAACCTGTTCCAGTTGTAATGTCACCTAAAGCAAACCTACCAACCGCAACATTTCCAACGCCTGTAGTTAAATCGTCTAGTGCGTGTGATCCAATCGCAATACAGTTATTAGCTGTAGTTGCAGTATCCATTGCGTTATAGCCTATTGCAGTGTTTTCAGTAGCAGTTGTGCTTGACCCTAATGCTCCTGAACCAATAGCCACATTGTAATTACCTGTAGAATTGGCATCTAGGGCGTATGCTC